AATACTTCTTTGATTATGCAGATTTATCTGATTTTGAAAGATATGTATTACGAAGAACTATACCATTTTATACATGGACACGCAATAATTTACCTCTACAAATAGCTATGTTGATTAAACAGCCTGGTAAAATTTTAGCTTTAGATAAAGCACGCCAAGCAATACAGTCTACAGTGGATGATAAACCATTAGACGATAGATTTGTACCAGGATGGATTAAGGAAGGCTATCCAATATTTTTTGGGAAAGGTGATAATGGATTATATAAATATTTTAGGTTGAATGGCTTTGTCCCAACAGTAGATTTATATAACTTAGAGCGACCTGTTGAGTTTGTTGTAGAAAATCAGTTGAGTCCATTTATAAAAGCACCATTTGAATTAGTTGCTAATGAACAATTTTTATTTGATAAGCCCATCGAAGAATACGAGGGTGAATTAAAAGAATTCTTGGGTGTAAATTTGCCCGCAAAATGGGAGTATGTTGCAAGACAAATTAGACCGTTATCAGAATTGAATCGTTTAATGGATGATAAATTAACAGTAGGTCAGCGTGTAGGGGTGGGGTTAGCAGGTGCAAAATTTGCTACATTAGATGAAGCTAAACAACGTAATCTCTATGATTACTTACGTTCAATAGAATTAGGCAAGATCAAATCTGGCATTGAGAAAGCGCAGCAAGAAGGTAATATAGATGCGATTGAAAAGCTACGCCAACAGATGATAGAAACACAGCAAGGATTTGAGATCAATTAAAACCCTAATGACATTTCTATACCATCTAAAGGTTCTATACCATAGTGTCCCGTAGGATGACTATAATCATTATTGTTTTTCTCTATGATGGTATATATACCAACTAATAAACAAATGATTATAAACCAAGTTGTAACTTCATTATTTTCCATAATCTAACTATATACATATATACAATCAAATGTCAAGTATTTTATAGTATTTACTTTATTCATCAGTTATGGTAATATACACAATATAATTTTATATCATGATTACCCTCCTCTACCCCATCAAAACGCCAAGGATTAGCCAACGATTTAAGGGGAATTTTAAATTGAAAAATGGCGAATGGGTGTATAAGAATAAGGACGGCAGCAAAGGGATTCATGGTGCTTTAGATATTACTAATTATACGGGGCGGAATAAAGGTGAGCCAGTTTTAGCTTGTGCGAAAGGGGAGGTGATAGAGACGAAGGCGAATTACGGAGTGGTTATCAAGCATGTATTCGGAGGGGTAACTTACTTCAGTCGTTATTGGCATTTGCTTTCTTTTACAGTAAAGAAGGGGCAACAAGTGGAAGTTGGTGAAGTAATTGGATTTATGGGAGGAGACCCCAAGGATGATGTCCCTGATGGTGGGATTACTACTGCACCGCATTTACATTTTGATTTTTACTACAGAACATATTTGCACGAATCGAGGATTGATCCTGAGAACACCGAGGGTATGCAGATTTTACCGCACGCTGAATATTTTAAAACTCCGCTAGTTCCAGATTGGCAAACCGAGGCTTTAGCGTGGGCGGAACAGAACGATATTATTTTTTATCCCGAACTAAGTCCATTCAGCAAAGAGCAAACGGCTTGGCTTGCTGAGGTGTTGCGTAAATTTGAAAAACATTTAATTAATCAAAATGACTAAAGCAACAAAGAAAGAAGTTGTGTCATGGGTACTTACTTTCGTGTCTGTGTTTTTTGGGGCGTTGGTGTTAGAGTTAGACAATCTTGGTACTGAGACCTTTACGCTTGCGTCACTGGGGGCATTGGGTGTTGCGGCGGTACGAGCAGCACTCAAACAAATGTGGCTTATGTATATTAACAAAACAAAGTAATTATCGTGTTGGTAGTTCTGCACTATTATTGATAGAGGGCTACAACAATTACTTTCCCGTAGCCTATCTGGTGAAACTGTTAAGTTAGCTGGACAGGCTATCTTTTTTATTCCATCTTTTTTGTGACCACTGTTGAAGGTCGCTTGAGTGTGCATATTTGTTTACAGCAATCGCAAAAATGGATCAGTCCTTCTTCTGGGTGCTGATAGGATTTCCATTCTCTATGGCGTTTAGTTGTGTACATTGAGTTGCAACATTTAGATATTTTCATTTTATTGGTTGTTTAATTTATTAAATAATACTGAAAAATTTTCGATCATGCTTACCAAATCTGAATCAGAGTACTTGACTGGCGTGTTGAACTTACGGTGTAGTTCGTTATAAGCTTTTTCGCCGAATTTATTTCGATACCATTCCTGAAAAGGATAAGGGTCAAACTCATGTTTGTAATTACAACCCCAACAATTACACCAGCAATTACCTTTCGGTGAAGCGTCCCATCTCGTAGAATACGCTATGCGTGACCATAGATGACCACTGGTAAGTTTAGCAGATGAACCACAAATTACACATCTCTTATCTCTTATTCTTACATATTGAGATACTATTGTGTCGAGTTTCTTGATTAAGGTTTTTCGTTTTGATTTGGCTACCATTGGACATTATAGGCTTTAAACCATTCACGGATACGGCTTAGGGCTATCTTGTAATCTTGAAAACTGTAATCGTTTATTGATTGCTTCCCTGTAATATCATGTAAGTCTTTCCATGCCAAGGAGTGTGGTTTATTTGTTTGGCTACAAAAATATCGTAACCGCTCATTCAACCTTGTTCTTTGCCCTTGCGTCATTGGTGTTGACTCAATGTCACCTTCTAAATGTAACAGTCTTGTTTCGTGATCATTGATTGCCGTAGAAACACCTATCAATTGTTCAAGTGTTTTGAGCATTATTTGAGCTTGTGCGTAAATAGTTTCAAGGTCTTGACTAGTCTTGATTTGCTGAATAGCTGATTCTGCTAGTTTTTTCTTGCCTGTATGAAAAATAGAGCTTACCTCTTTTTTTTCATTTTGATTGCCTCTGTAAGCGTCACGCATATTACTTATTACCAGTAAAGCCTCAACCTGCATTACCGTTTTGCGTCTACCGTTATATTTTGTTTTACAACAATATTTAGTTTTGATTTCTTTATGATTGTTGAGCCATTTAATTAAAGCGTCGTAGCTCATATTTAATTGTTGACTGGCTTCCTCTAGTGAAATAAAATCAGACACTTCCTGTTGGGAATTGTTGACTGTTAGTGTATGCTCCATTATACTTGGGTTAGATGATTGTGAATCTATTATAGCCTTTGCTGAGTAATCTTCAAGGGCTATTCTTAGTTATAGGCTTAATCGTGTATGCAAGTGTGTAATCTCAACGACTTTCCAGTCCCACTCTTTACCGTGCATTTCGGGGTTCGGCTTTCCTTCGCTTAGGATAATCGAGCCAATTACCTCAAGGAAAGGGGCTAAATCTTCTTTTACTTTCAACCGCAAAGCAGATGAAGCGGGAAGCTCTATACTAAACTTATGTTCTATCTTCATACGGACTCCAACATGAGCTAAGTTTTCCCGTATCTCCCAAGCAATAAGAGCTAGAACAGGGTTTATCCTGCCTTCGTACCACTCCTTAGTGTACGGGTCTTTGCGTGGTCTGCCTTCAAGAGTTGCGTCTATCTCTAATATTTTTTCTTTTGAGATCAGTGTCATTTTTTTATTTTATCATACAGTTCTTTTATTTTTAACCCAACATTCACCACAATCGTTAGCACTGCAATAGTGATCTTCGCTGGGATCGTGTTCATCTCCTTGTCACAATAGTCATCGATTTGTTTGTCTAACTTTGGCATTGGCACATCATTGGTTCTAAATTTGTTCTCAGAATTCCTTTAGGGCGTTTGCGATCTTATGTCTATTCTATCATATTGTGTATTTCTATTTGGTATTTGCCGAGGGTATTGTGATAGTATGGATGTCCGGACTCTGATTTGTTTATATGCTTCCAGTTTTTTTAGTCATAAAATTTTGCTAGGTTATCAATATTTTCCTTTGCTTCTTTAACTGTCCTTAATTTCATAGAAATTGCTTCGGTCATTTCTACCTCAACAACACCCCCTATATCATCTAATTTGTATAAAGTGTTTTCTTTGTATTTTATTCCATCAATTACAATAGTAGTTGTTTGAATATCATTTTTTAGCATATACGCTAACACTATAACGGAATTAATACCTGCCATTGCCATACAGTTTATTCTACCCACTACAATAGTGTTATTGCCTCCGACTAAAACTAAACCGTCCCGACCTGCCACCGTTGAATCGTCCCCACCTACCACCGTTGAATAGTTCCGACCTGCCACCGTTGAATAGTCCCCACCTACCACCGTTGAATAGTTCCGACCTGCCACCGTTGAATAGTTCCGACCTGCCACCGTTGAACTGTCCCGACCTGCCACCGTTGAATCGTTCCCACCTGCCACCGTTGAATCGTCCCCACCTGCCACCGTTGAATAGTTCCGACCTGCCACCGTTGAATAGTCCCGACCTGCCATCGTTGAATAGTTCCGACCTGCCACCGTTGAATAGTCCCCACCTGCCACCGTTGAATAGTTCCGACCTGCCACCGTTGAATAGTCCCGACCTGCCACCGTTGAAGCGTCCCCACCTGCCACCGTTGAACTGTCCCCACCTACCACCGTTGAATAGTCCCCACCTGCCACCGTTGAATCGTTCTTATTTATTTTTTGGTTTGAATTGATAAAAGTGCTTAACGAAATATTAAAATTAAAATTACAAATGTTATTTAAATTTAAAGAAAAAGGTTTCCATAAAGTAACCGACTGATACGGATCGCCCTTTTTATTTTTTATTTCTCCAACTTTATTTTTAGGAAAATATTTTTTTCGAAATAAATTATCCCATTTAATATTATCATCCTTAATTGTTTTTACATTAACATAACCTATATTTTTCATTTCGCTGTCTTTTACTTCAACACCTAAATGCTCTAAAAATTCAACTACATAATTGATATACTTGGGATGGATAACGCCGTTACCTTTTCCTTTTATTTGTTGAGAATTACTTGACAAGGTTGCGTGCGGAATATTCTCAGAATCTCTTAGCGAGTAAATTTCTTCATTCTTTCCGAAATACGAACCGACACAATGCCTCATCAAAAAACCCTCTCTTTCATAAGCTTTGCGACCGACCAATTTCACGAACTTAAAACCATCTTTAAAATCTAATACCACTTTAGTATCGTCATTAGATTCCTTAATAGCTTCTCCTTTTTTAATTAAACTCTTATTCCATTTCTCGGCGTTTTTTTTCATTTGTTCGTAAGTTGCCCTTTCTAGTTTTTTAGGTCTTTCGTATGAAGCTAAGTAATCTAAGATGTGTTCTATTTCGGATTGTTCGTATTGTTTATCGCTTACAAATACAATCCTGTCTAGCCAGTCGTAAACATCTTGAGCTACTCCAACGCCTTGAGCAAATTTTATTATTTCTAGTTTAGTCATTTTTATTTAGTTAATTGATATTCTAAGCTTGTTGTTATTCTTAGTTAGATTTATTAAAATGTTTTTATGCAATCTGTTGTTTCATTCATAATGACATTTTAATGTTATGAGATTTTGCTGATCCCTCAAGTAGTAATAAGGTGTTATCATCTACGAGCCAGTTAAATATATCGTGCCAGTTCTTGGCTACGGTTATCATGTTTATTCTATCATTTTTGTAGTACAAAGAAAAATTGCACCGCTCACGATCTTGTACTATCTCAACATGGTAGCGTGGTAACTTCCTGTAAGTAACCTTGAGGTATGGACACGAATTCAAATCACACACCGTTATTTTGTTAATCATAATATATCGTTAATAGATATTGGTTTTAATTTGTTTTTCCGCAATGACTCATTTGCGTCTTCGATTTCCATCTCGCCCCGTCTCACTGCGTCCTTCAGCCGGTCAGAGTAAGATATTGGTATGTCATTATAATTACTTCTTCTCCCCATTTTTTTATTTGATCTTGTTAGCCATTTAGTGCAAGTATGGACCTCTAATTCTTCCATATTGTGTTTTGTAGGTACTTGATATTTATTGATTATAAAATTGTAATACGTTCGTTCTCCATATAGATGATCTATCATAACCTGAATACACTTGTGCGTCTTTGATTGTTGGTACTCTTCCCCCGTACCCATATAACCATACCCTCTTGAATGCTTCATAGCTCTCTTCTTTGTTGTTATATATACACATCTTATTGCGTCCTATTCGTTCGCATGGAGCTATGCTTCCGTTCTTAATACCGTGGCAATTGTTATATTCCGCTCCGTAACCCTTAGTGCAATCTGCCGTCTCATGCTTCGCTACGGCGTAGGCTAGCTTATCTAGGTCAGCCCTTTCTGCTTCCTGATGTATCGCTTCGTTATTATTCTTATCAACATGTCCTGCAATTGTGGGCTGTACTGGAATGCTCGCCGTATTATGTACCTCGCTCGCACTTCCTCGTAATTCTCCGTGTTGTAATTTCGATATTCCATTATTTAGTGGGTTATCTATTTTTGAGTCTTCGTTGACGGCGTAAAAGAACTAAGAGCCTCAATTGCGTACTTAGGACAATCCCTGAGGATAGCTTCTTTCTGCAATTCTAAGGTCTTCACTTCCACCACCTCATCGAGCTTGGCATATAGGTCGATCTTGTCCTGTATGTCCGCTATTCTAGGCAAGCAATACGTAGTTCGTAGCGAGGGGGTAATCTCCACAAGTAATCGCTCCGCCCTCACTTGTTCCTTTTCGGCGAATGTTAATTCTTCACCCAGTGTTGCACTCGCTAGGGCAGTGAATCCCCATGCCATAGCTACAATTATCGTAGTGGCAACGATTAACTTGAACGCCCCTGAGTGTTTATCGAAGACATTCCCTATATACTGTTGTATTTTCATTTTTGATAAATTAAATAATAAATACATATCTATTATAACAGACCATCATAGCAAAGTAAAGTATATTAATATATACATAACTACCTTTTATATTTTAAAATCACCATACTGTTTGGCTTTACCGAACTTATAATTGTAGTTTTTATAAGTTCTGATGAAGCTCTGCGGTTCTACTCGTGCCTCCATCGAAGCAAATGACATAATGGCTTCTTGTAATTCTGGGGTCTCGTCATAATATAGATACACCTGTTGTCCTACCTCCCCGTTCTTGTCGAATCCAGTGGTGATTGTGTGCTTCTCGTGGTTGAAGCCAATTAGGGTTAAGTAGGATATTAGAATGGTGTCATTAGTTTTGAACATTGTTACTTGGTTAGATAATCGGGTGTTATATCATTCGGGTTCGGAATATAGATATTTAATTCAGAACTTGCCCATGCCCGCACCTTTGCTGTATATTCTTCAAATTCCACAGTGGACATTGTTGTTGTTGATCTTATGCGTATCATTGGGCTGTTGGCTATCTTGCGGAATTGGAATCCCATAGCTTCGTGTACTTCTTCGATTGTATAGCCCGTATGTTGGGATATTAAAGCGTATACTACGCCCCAAAGATAACTATTTTGCGGGGTACTCCTTCTCTTCTGCACCTTAGTCACCCTATACGCCATCTTATCACCTTCCTTGAATTGTCCAGGCCATAACTCGAATAATTCAGGTTGGTCTAGCTTTGGTTTTCCATTATTGATTTTGCCTGTAAAAACTGGAATCATCATTAGAACATTAGTGATTCAACAAGTTGATCTACTTCAGCTAGCACCCGTAATTCGTAATCTTGATAAAATGCTATCTCCTTATTGTAATCATCTCTTGTTACGGATAAAGTGAAGTAAGGTTTGGCAGTGACACGGTCATCATAAAACACAACATGTACTTCACGGATTGTTGGACATACAATGAAGTATTGAGCAATCTGTCCTTCGTATTCGCCTGGTATTTGTTTTGTGAAGTACGCTTCTAAATGTCGAGCGGAAGACAAGCATTTAACCTCTACGCCTTCCGTGTAGTTACCTGCTTCGTCCTTCACCAATCCATCAGGTGAGATTGCTATATCTGGATGTAGGCTGGACACACACAATCCTACCCGTTCCACTGTTTTACCTGTTGCTTTCTCGAACTCTTGTATTGCTTCGTCTTCCAGTTTATGCCCTCTATCTATTGGGTCTTCTTGTGAATTCACTGCTAATCTATCAGCCACCAATTGCCAGAAGCCTATCTTCTTGCCGTTGCCACGCTTGACAATGATGTCTTTGAGCTTACTCCCCGTTAGCTTCGATCTTCTCAACTCTAACCATTCATCTGTATTTTGTTGTACTTGTATAATATCCATTTTTATTTAAGTTTAAGTTTTAATTCTTCTTTAATCTTTATGAGACCAGGTTCGCTCATTAATGTTCCGAGCGAAAGGAATACCCTTTTGAGGTCTTGTAATGTAGTACATGCCAATAAGTCTAATTTCGCTTGTTCTATTTTTTCGGTACGATACTGATAAAAGGATTCCATCTCTTCGCCTGAGGCAATCTCGCCACTTGCAAGATAGCCTAGCATGGCTAACGCTCTCCCGACTGATACCGTCTCCAGTCGTTCGAGTACCTTGTCGGCCGTTCCTTTTCCTATTGAATGCCCTGTAGCTTCACCGCTTGTTGGATTAGCTTTATCCTTTAAAACTCTAGCAGTAAATAGAATTTGTCCGTCAGGTTGGAATATTGGTGTTGTCTCTATGAGACCATTAGGACATGCTTCACGAAATAATCGTATTCGTTCTGCAACAGTAGCATATTCTTTACCTTTTAGATTGATTGTTTTTGCTTTATTCATAATCTGGTTTGTTAATGAATCCACCGAAATAGGATAGAGCGTCCACCATATCTTGCTTGGTATACCTAATCTCACCAGACAAAGCCTCCTCTTTGGTATCTTCCAAGATAGTATTGTCGTATTCTTCTAAAGCCATCTCCAAAAAATCAAGTCCGAGTTGCTCCTCCGTAATATATCTAAGTAGTGCTACTGTATCCCCATGTTCCATAAGGGCGAGGATATTATCAACTTTCTCCCATTTACTTTGGAGAGGGGTGTGTGTGTTATTCATAAAAATGAATTAAATAATAAATACGCATTCACAATAACAGGTTCGACAAAGAAAGTCAACAGAAAAGTGATATTGATTTTCGGGTGACAAACCTATATAATATAAGTAACATTTGTCATTAACTTAACCTAAAAAAACCATGCTAACAAGAGCAGAAGTACTAACAGCTATTACTCATTATTATGAGCAAGGGGATTTATCTTTTATTGATACGGTAAATAATATTACCTATGGATACAAGAGAGAGCTGAAACTTAATCTAACCAAACAAAACAATGAAAAACCACGGATGGATTAGTATTCATCGAAAAATCTTAGACAACCCAATAAGTCGCAAGCCACATTATTTATCGGTGTGGGTAACTTTATTATTATTAGCAAACCATGAGGATAATAGTTTCATCTGGGACAACCAAAAACAAATTTGTATGCGTGGGCAAGTTTTAACTGGCAGAAAAGAGTTAGCTCGGCAAACAGGAGTGAAAGAGTCTAGTGTCGAAAACATCTTGACTTACCTCGAAACTGAACAACAAATTGAACAACAAAAGACAACGAAATTTCGGCTTATTACAATTAAAAACTACAATCAATACCAGTTCGTTAAACAACAGTTTGGACAACAGAGTGACAACAGAGTGACAACAGAGCGACAACAGAGTGACAACAGAGTGACAACAGAGCAACAACAGAGTGACACAAACAATAATGATAATAATGATAATAATGATAATAATGATAATAATGATAATAATGATAATAATATACAAGAAATAGTTTTTATTTTTGAAAAATTATTTAACACGAAAGTTCTAGTAATGTCAGATAAAAGAAAGCAGCATATTCGGGCGCGCCTTAAAGTTTTCACTCTTCAGGAAATTAAAACAGCTATAGTTAATTATGCTAATTCCCCATTTTATCGAGGTAAGAATGATCGAGAATGGAAAGTAGATTTAGATTTTATTATTCGTTCAGACGAACAAATCGAAAAAGGAATATTGTTAGGTCAACAAACACAAATTAATCGGCGCAATTGGTCAAACAACAAGCCAATCAAGATTGGTGGTTTGTATTTTTCGGAGAGAGAAAGAGACGAGTTACTTGCAAATCAATGTGTAGTTGTGGCGGAAGGCAAACTTCCGCAATTGGTTGATGACTGGCAAAATAAAATATCATTTAATTAATTATTATGGCTAGCAAGTTTACATTTAAGGGGGTGAGTTATATATCTACGCCACTTGGGCGTATGTCGTATACATGGTATTCACAAAATAAACAATTGCTTGGATTTTATTACAGTGCCGAAAGTAAGGATTGGGTGTTTCTCTTGCAAACCGTAAAAGCATATAGCAATAATTATCAGAATAAAATGGAAGCGCGAGCAATTGATATGCCAATTCGGTATTACAATTTCAAAATTGCAATCGCAAAGGCACAAAAGAAAAAATGGAATAGAGATACCAAGTTCATTTATTCGGATGATTTAAGTGACGAAATTTTAGAGAAAGCGAAACAATATAATTTTGGCGACGAATATATTCCTGAACAAGAAATGAAAAAAAACTATAGTGAATTAAGCAGGGAATTGAATGTCGAACTATAATATTTTACATATTCGTATTGTCACAGTATAATCTTGGTATGTATCACAATATTAAAAATAAGTTCATTGTATCTGTCACAGCTAACACACCAATTGAAGATTTAACAATTCAAGATTTGTATGAATTACAAAGACAGTGGGACAAAATAATCAAACAAATTGCAACTCAAGTAATTGATAAAACAATTAAAAAGTTTTGACTATATAGTTAATTGATAATATAATTAAATTAGATATCAAACTTTCTTTACATATTGTGTGGTGAGGAAAGATACATATATTTAATAGCTTAATATAAGTATATATGCAATTGTCAATTGTTCACAGGATTAGAATAGGCACTATTTTACCACAGAAAGGAAAGTATACAGATCTTATTTTGATTAAATCAATCTTACAAAAAACAACTCTAACACCACAAGAAATTACAGAGTGGAATATTAAAGTTGCAGAGAACAATACTGTTCAATGGGATAAAGACAAGGTACAAAATATCGAAGTTGATTTCGAAGAAGCAGAATTAGCATGTATCAGAGAAGCATTACAATCAAAAAATAAAACTAATACCTTAGAACTGCAAGATATGGAATTGTATGAAATGTTTAATATTGTATAATAATTTGTCTAGTAAATAACATATATCTATTATGGCAAGACCTGTTGGTTCAAAAAATGAAAGAAGTTTAGAATGGGAGAAGTTCGCAGAGTTTATGTTGACGACTGGTTTAACTAAATTTAGGGAAGAGATGATGAAGTTGGAAGGAAAAGCTTATATAGATGCAGCTCTTAATGCGATGGAATTTCACAAACCAAGAATGGCACGGACTGAATTAACTGGTATTAATGGCACGAAATTATTTGAGTTAGAACAAGCACAGAAAATATTAAAGTCAGTGCAAAATGAACTTAACGGAAATTGATCGAGCAATCTTAACAGTTGCACGAGCTAACTTAATTCATTTTGTCACGCTTTTAAATAAAAATTACACACCAAATTGGCATCATCATCTTATTGCCACTAAACTTGAAGCGGTTGCTAGAGGTGAAATAGATAGATTGATAATTACTGTACCGCCGAGACACGGGAAAACCACATTAGCTACAATAGGATTTCCCGCATGGTATTTAGGGCAATATCCACACCGCCAAATCATATCTGTTTCGTATAATGAAGAATTGGCAAGAAAATTTGGGCGTGCTGTTAGAGATATACTCAAAGAGCCAGTATACACAAAAATGTTTGATGTTGAGTTAGCAGAAGATTCACAAGCACAGAATAGATTTCATACGAAAGAAGGTGGGGTATATGTAGCTAGTGGGGTGGGTGGTACATTAACTGGATTAGGAGCCAATTGTTTATTGATTGATGATCCAATCAAAAACAAAGAAGAAGCGGATAGCCAATCGTACCGAGATAAAATATATGATTGGTTCACTTCGACCGCATATACTAGATTGGAGAAGGGAGGGGCAATCGTGTTAATACAAACACGTTGGCACACTGATGATGTAGCTGGTCGCTTGTTGGAACAGGAAGGGTGGGAACACATAGATTTACCCGCAATTGCTATGGTGGATGAAATGCACAGAAAATGTGGTGAGCCATTATGGCCAGCCAAATACGACACAGCAGCATTGACGAGAATCCAAGGTGCGATTTCTGCTCGTGATTGGTGGAGTTTATACCAACAGCAACCTACAGTTCAGGAGGATGGGGTTTTCCATCCTGAGTGGTTTCGTTATTGGGAACAGTTGCCAGGCGACCTATATTATGTCACACTTGTGGATTCGGCGTTTACACAAAAGGAAAATTCCGATTATTCTGTAGTGGTAACAATTGGTATTAAAGATGCAACTTGGTATATATGTGAATATACAAGAGGACGATTTGATCCAGCAGAATTGCAAGATAAAATTGTTCTACATATTAAAAAATGGAAACCACACACAATTGGAGTAGAAGCAATTGCAGCTCAAACGGTGATTGGATTCTATTTACGTGAGCGTATGTTGAACGAAGGACTAACAGGACAATTACAGGAAATTAAACAGCGAGCAGCAAAAGAAGTGAAAATACAAAGATTAGTACCACGATGGCGAGATGGTAAAATTATTCATCATAAATCAATGCTTGAGCTAGAGTCTGAGTTGTTAGCGTTTCCAGCGGGCAAGCATGATGATATTATTGACGCAATCCAAATGTGTGATGAATTGAAAATCCTTAACCTAACATCTCCACGAACTCCACCGTCAGGCCTTGAGTACCTATCTGATATGAATATTTTAAATTATAATTCTTATGGTGAGCCAGTTTAAATTGGATGCAATACCATTTCGTGGTAAAGATATAACTTGTAACTGGTTGGGATTTTGTAAGATATGCAAACAACAAAAGCGATTGTGGTATCGAGGGGCTAATCAAATAAATAGACAAAAGATGGAGGTGGATTATATGGGGCGGCATGATTGTCCAGGATGTGTAGTTAAATTCAACGCTCATAGTACGGTTGATGTGTATAGGCGTATGTTTCCCTACGAAGCGATTAATTGGTTATATATTATGGGTAAATCTACTGGTATTGATTATAACAAGGTAGAGGCACAACAATCCGCACATCAACTAAAGGAGAGAGAGGCCGATGAGATGGAAGATAAAACGAAATGGTATTTGCAAAAACATAAACATCTGATAGAATAATATCAATAGGCGGGGACAATCTATGAATTTAGTGGCATACTTCAGCGATAATTTAAAAATAACCGAAGTACAAAAAGGTCAATTAATTGGTCAAGTTTCAAGTTCTTTTGAGTATTTCCGTACTCAACTTGAACAGTTGCGTGAAAGAATGTTAGAGGTTTTTGAGAATACTTTTGTATTTAAATTTGATCGTGGTATCGGGAGAAGCAGTTTATTTTTCCCTAAACTATATGAACACCTACAAAGAATTGCACCACGTATGGTTGCAAATGAGCCTAAGTGGGTTATTACACCATTGGTTATATCAAGAGAACCAATACCACAACCAGAGATAGAAGGTGGATTATCAAGTATACAACAAGAGCAATTAGCAACAGATAAACAGCAGATTTTTAAAGATGCAGAAGTTGCACAATTATATCTACATTATATTTGGAATTTGGGAAATTGTCAGGAGAAATTGGATAGTTGGAGTGTGAATGGTTTAGTGATGAATATTGGTTGGGCTAAGGTTGATTTTGTTCAAAAGACACGGAAACGTAAAGAGGTTTTAGATAGAGATGATGATCAACAAATTGTTAAAGAAGTTGAAGAAATATTTTTAGAGTATCCAACTTTCGAGGTGGTAGACACATTGGCTATGTACTTTGATCCACGCATTGAATTTGTGGATGATATGAGAGCGGTAATTGAAAATGATGAGCGTGTTTATGTGGGCGATTTATTGCGGAATAAAGAGTTATATTATAAGGAGGCGGTTGAATGGTTGGAAGGTATTCGATCTAATAGTCAAGTTGTAATTGATTCAAAACAAACCGAAAAGTTTACCGCTCAAGGAATACCGTCCGACTCTAATCCCATAGACCCATATGTAAATGTTAAAACATATTATGGGTATGTTAAACTTAACCCTGATGATGAAGATGAGATATTAGTACAACTGGGGGTAATAAATGATGCGGTGGTGTTGGAGTGCAAAGAGATTCCGTTTATACCATTTGAGAAATTTACACCATCTAAAATACCTAATCAGGCAGTCGGTGTTGGTGCATTAAGTCCAATATTGGATTTGCATAAAGGATATAATCTTACAAGAAATCAAAGATATGATAATATATCACTTGTTATTAATAGGATGTGGATGTTGCGTAGAGGGTCAGGAGTCGATCCGCGCAAGTTGAAGAGTTTACCAGGCCAGATTATAGATGTGGACGCATTTGATTCTATCCGTCCATTGGATACACCAGATGTTACATCATCTAGTTTTAACGAAACACAAGCATTAAATACAGAAATGCAAACCGCAACGGGTACATTAGATACTGCACAAGATAGTAGTCAAAGTGGGTTTACTAATTTAGCTACGGGGCAAAAGATTAGATACGCTGAATTTAGTTCACGATTTAAATATTATAAGTCTAATTTGGAGAGATCATTGGCACGACTGGGACAGAAGATGTTAGTGATGACATCGTTAAGAGCCACACAAGACCCAGTGATAGCAGATAAAGCGACTTCTAAATTTTATAAAATTGCTAAGGAACAGTTTGATTCTTTTAATGATTTTTTTGATGTTGCTATATTAGCTGATTCTACATCTTATGATTCAGTATATAATCAGAGAGATGAAGCACTGGCTAAGGCCGAGATTGCGCTGAAGTATAGTCAGGCTGGAGTGCCAATTGATATGGCAATGATTTATAAAGATATTATGCGGACATTTCCAGGTACTGATGTGGATAAATTAATACAACCTCCAACACAAACACAAAAACAAAAACCAGGGGGTAATCTTAGTGCGCCAAATATTGACGCATTTAGTACGCCAGATATGTCGTCAGATGACGCATTAATGCAATCCCTAACTCAAAGATTGAATGTTTAAATATTTTTTTAATCTAAAGAAACGAAAAAAGTTACTACAAGATATGCAACCCGATATTGTTGTAGAAAACGAGTTTGCTAGAGTGAAACAGGAGATGGGTATTGTTATGGCGACTCCACAATTTCAAGTGTTGGTTGAGTATTTGGAAGCGAAGATTGAGGCACAAAGAGACATCCTAGAGTTATCTACAGATACAGCAACACAAATACGCTCACAAGCTAGACTTGCGGTGTATCGTGACTTGATTGCATTATTTCAAAACTATAAAGAGTTGGAAGATATTACTCTACTTCAGTCCACCACCTCGCCGGCTGAAGTAGGCTAGTGTTTTTCAACACTGTAATTTTTAACCAAATGTACAATGGACAATACCGTTGATGTGGAGGCCCCGCAAATTTCGGAAGAAGAAACTGTATCCGTTGAGGAGACAGAGGGAAATGCGGACACCCAAGACGAAACGCCTGTTAGTGTGACATTTGCAGGTAGGAGTTTCCCCTCACTTGCGGAAGCAGAGCGTGCATATAAGGAATTGCAAAAGAGTGCTACACAAGCAGCACAAAAGCTCAAAGCCGTTGAGGCACAGATTAAAGCTGAACAAACAAAAGCTGAATTTAAAAACCTTGATCCAGATGAAAAGATGGATAGGTTAGCTGAGCTAGTTTTACAGCGCGATCTTGCTCAAGATGAGGTGGTGGAAACAGAAGAGGCTTTAGATGAATATGATGCTGCGGCTGATTATACAGCCGTACAACAATATACGTCTAAACACCCTGTACTAGCTGAGTACCCAGAATTAGCCGAGCAGTTTATTGAATTGGCTACGACGAAATATAAAGAGTATACATTGGATTCTTTATATAATGTTAAGTTTAAGCCACTGATAGAGAAACTAAGCGGTAAGAAAGTGGTTGTTAAAAATAAAGTGGTTGGTAATGCGAAGCAGGCAAATACATTTACAGCGGAAGCTATCCGCAAAATGTCACCTGCTGAGTATGAAAAACACCGTGACGCTATACTTAAATCGTATGGTGTGAATTAATATTTAACTTTGTTTTAACATGAGATCAAATAAGGTTGCAGAAGCGGTTGTTGATTTGAGTGCAGCTACAGGTGCAGTGTATACATATCAAACAATAGGTGATGGATATGTAGAAGTTGCTCAAATTGTAGGTACATTTGAAGAAGCAGTTGCGGGTGGAGGTTTTTCCACAACTGCTGGTATCGTAACTGTTCAAGCTAATCCAGGCTCAGGTGCCGTTGCATTGGGTACATTTACAACAGGTACACCAGCTACAGCACGGGCTATCGGTGATAGTTTACAGATTACTGTAGATTCTACAAATGCACCGCAAGGAATTTATCATTTTACCGCAGGTACAGACTTGATAGTTAATCTAACTACACAAGGAACTGGTGGTACAACCACTGGAACTTTGCGAGTAACCATCCCAGTCGAGGAAGATTTGGGATAACGTAAAAGGCGGGGATTAATTTTTTAACAATCTTTTACAATGAGCTTAGGAGTCAATGATATGACCACGGTCTCTCATAATATATTTAGACCAGAGTTGTGGTCAAAAGAAGTTATAAGAGCGTTTGAGGCTAATCTGGTATTGGGCGGCAAAGTAAACCGTTCAAGAGATTCGGAGGTTTCACAGTATGGTCAGTCAATCAAAATGAATACCATTTCTAATCTTGCAGCATTCGACAAAGTGCCGAACACACAAGTTGCACTACAAGACCCGACAGAAAGTCAAGTAACACTTAATATTAATAAGTGGAAGTATGCAGCGTTCCTAGTTGAGGATATGTTGAAAGCACAATCGAATGTAAATTTAATGTCTGAATATACTAGCAAAGCTGGTTATGCGGTACGAAAAGCATTAGACACTGATCTGGCAAATCTTGCTACTGGGTTCTCTCAAAGTGCTGGAGCGTATAACACCGCCTTAACAGAAGATGCGTTATTAGATGCAGTTGAATTGCTTGATCTTGCTGATGTTCCACAAAATGATAGGTGTTGGGTGCTTCGACCTGAAGCAGTGCGTGATCTACGAGATATAGATGATTACACAAGATATGATGGAACTGGCTATGCTGGTGGATTTGCAATGGGTACAGTTGGTAATGGTACTCAAATTCGTCCAGATGGTTTGGTTGGTATGTTGTATAATGCAGGCGTGTATATGACTACTCAAATTGCTAAGTCAGGTAACAATATCTCCAACATGTTCTTTCATAAGGATGCGTTGGCTGCTGCTGTACAGCAAAGTCCTAGAGTGCAATCCGAATACAAATTAGAATATTTAGGCTGGCTTACAGTTGTAGATATTTTGTATGGTGTGGTTGAGCTTAGAGATAATGCAGGTGTAGAACTTCGGTCTTAACAATTATTCACTCCTCATCTATAATGGTGAGGAGACAATAGTTTTTAATACTAAATATATGAATCATGTTGCAGTTGCAAATTTTTACAACACTTTGCCGTCTGATAGGATAGCAGAGAATACACCAGAGAATAATATTAACAATGGTTATTATTGGATGAAAAATAAGTATGGTCGCATTGTGCCAGTGCAAGGCAGGATTGTTATGGATGCTTTGCAGAGGGGATATACTCATACTGATAACCAGTTAGTAGCGGATGATCTATCTAAAGATGTACGCAAGAATAAAAAAAGGAAACCTAGCGAAAAACAACAATTAGCAAATGCACTTACTCAACTTTCTAAGGCACTACCACATGCGGAAGTAAGTGATAAGCAACAAGATGATAATGTTGTAGTTAGTGCAGATGATAATGTGGTAGGTGTGAGACCTACTGCAACTCCTACTATGGTTGAACAGTTTAATGAGTTAAAAGAGATTGGATGGTTGAATTTAAATAAAGAACAACGAGCAGCATATAGTGAGCTTAAAAAAATACTAGACGGTGAAGAGTAAATAAGGTAATATATATATAAATGGCGGGGGATAATCTGTTGATAACATGGCTATACCTCGCAATATAGGAGACCTAGAACAATCTAAGTTTATAGAGGATTCTGGTAATGTTGCCATCCGTGTAGTATTAACTACTGCTTCAAATACATCATCAGCTTTAGCTGAAAGTATTGATGATTTGGAATACAATAAATTTGTTGAGGATGATTTTGGTAATACCGCTATTGTTCTTAGTTCGGTGTAATTTTATTAATTGTATAATTTTATTATATGGCATTACCAAGAAGTAGGAAAGATAGGGAATATCAAAAGTTTGTAGACGATGGTAGTGGTAATACAGCGATTAGGGCTGTAGTTATTGGTGGAGGAGGTGGGGCAAGTCCAGTTATACCAAACACTTTTTATGTCTCGAAAGCAACAGTGACAGGCACACGAGACGGTTCAGCGAATGCACCGTTTGAGTTTATTCAGGATGCACTAGACGCAATTGGAGTTGCAACTAATTTAGCTGAGTTTGAAGCGTTGAATCAGATTATTGTTTTAGATACTGAAACATACAATGAGGCTTTAACTTGGTATACTCGTAGAATACAACTTATAGGCAATGGATGTTTTATTACAGGTGGTATCACCTTGGATATTGTGGACGCAGAAAAGTTTGGGTCAGCTAGTTATTACCCAGAAATGACATTATTTTCCACGCTAGAGTGGTCGTGGATGCAACAGGACGGAGACATTACCGTAACCTCAACAGGTGGGGCAACTACAGGTTTTACTTTTATTATGGGCTGTTATAAGGCTGATTCATCCACAATATCTATTGCAAGTAACATTGATGATGCTTCATTAACATTTTATAATACTGAACAATATTTTTCAGTTCTTGATGCGCCTGCTGCAATTCTATCAGTACAACAAGACATATTGAGTATTGATACATCCGTAGATATACGAGCATTTTACAGATTTTTCAATTCAGATATTTATTTTGTAGATGTAACATACCAGAATTTTAATTCTTTTGAGAATGTATTTAGGAATGTTGTATTTTTACAGCCTTTTGATTTTGATATAAACAACAATACAAATTTGATATGGAGTATGGATAATATATCGTACTCAACTTTTTTTGATAATGCGACATTAACAGGTTTAGCGTTCCCAGCAAATCAACCATCATTACGGGAGTCAGCCGTGGGTACATTTTATGACAATGGTGGTTCTGGTTTGACGGCAGAGAATGTACAGGCAGCAATAGATGAATTAGCATCTGGCGGAGGTGGCAATGTGAGCGGCCCAGGTAGTTCAGTAGATAATACGATTGTACGATGGGATGGTGTTACGGGTACATTAGTGCAAGATAGTAATATTGTTGTGACAGATAACGGTGGGATGGAGAATATTTTTTATTTGCAACAAATTAGGAGTGCATCAGGTGATGCAACAGAAAGGATAGGTATTGAAGGACAAGAGGTAATTAGTTCTAATACACATACAGGGGGGATACGTACTATTAATGGTAGCGTATTATTGAATGGATCAGCTAGTCAATCAGGGTCTCTCATAAGTGGAGCAGCTGCAATGGGTGGTGATTTTTTTGCTCAAATTGATACTAGTGGTACGGTAGATTCAACAGTTGGCACAGCGGGATCAATCCAGTTAGCATCAGGTACAGTTGCAGAAGGGATCGGGGTAGGAGGGGCGCTAGTTGCATTTGGTGGTGCAATTACAGATGCAGTTGGTCATTTGGGGTGGTGTTTAGCAGGTGGTGGGGCAGTAACTATTACAAGGTTTGCAGCTTTTGAAGCTAGAAATGCGTTTGATCTTGGAGGTGGATTTACCTTAACGGATCAATATGGTTTGTACATATATAATTTAACATCAGGTACTAATAATTATGGTATATATATTGAGGGGGCATCTACAAATGCTATCCGTGTTGTGACAGGTGATAGCCAATTCGGTGGTGATGTTTATATTGATGGAGGGGTAGAATTAATATTAGGTGGCGGGGGAGCTACTACACAAGGATCATTTGGATATTCTACGGTACAATCGCCTGATGCGTTAGTTGTAGGAATGCCAGAAGTGTCACGAATAATACATATTTGTGATGAGGGTGATATAGGATTTGATTGGTTGAATAATGGAGTATTTGTTTCTCCACATCCCATATTTATATTTCATACCGCAAACCAACAAAGAAACGAATTTGCATTTATAGGAATGCAGAACACAACAGTATTTAATATTGTGGCATCAGATGGGGATAATGCGGATGGCACCACAACCGATGATATAGGAATTGGAATTAGATTGCAGGCGGGTGATGGTGGAAGTGCCACTACTGGAAATGATGGCGGCTCAATTAGATTGGAAACAGGATACGCACAAGGTACAGGTGATAATGATGGTGGCTCAATTTTATTGGAATTTGGTACAGGTACGGGTCTAGGCCGTCCTGGCTCTTTTTATAATGTAACAGCAGGTGATGATATTCGGTTCCAAATGAATACAGGTAGTAAGGTAGCTATTGTAGCTGATACTTCATTTGAGGCATTAACATTAACACATGACAATTCCAATGCGGTATATGAAGCAACACTAGGTGGTCATGAATTTTTAAATGAAATCTTATTGCCCGATGGCAGTCTGGCTAATCCGTCTTTAACATTTACAGCCAATTCTAATAAAGGTTTGTACGCACCTTCAATTAATGATATTTCCGTGGTAGCAGATTACATATTTTTTGGTGGTGATAATGCGGCTGCAAGTGTAATGACCGTTGGACCATTTGCAAGTGAGCTTGGCTTTTATGGGTCGGTTGCGGTAACACAACAAGTGTCAGGGGCTGATTTAACCAATAATGTGACAGCAGGGGGGACTGACGATGAGATAGCAGATTACAGTGATCTCACTGTTTATGCGAATGATGCGGCAACAATCCGTGATGATATTTACCAGTTAGCTAGAAAGTTGAAGCAAGTTAATGATGGGTTACGAGCGTATGGATTATTATCATAACATATATATTCATGGTTAATGGTTCGCATGATTACAAGTTAGGAGAATTGAATCAAGCTATCATTGATATTGCACAACGGCTAGTGGTCATAGAAAAAAGTTTAGATAGTTTCCGTAACGAGATGGTGAAACAAAGTATGTGGCATTGGAAAGTGGTAGTTGTAATGTTTTGTACTGGTTTTGTAGGGGGTGGACTTGGGGCAGAAGGGTTACAGTTTATCAAAATTTTATTAACTTAATTTATATGTATAAACCAAAAGGGAAGCTAGGGACTGGTGCTCGTTTCAAACAATTAACTGCTATCCTAGCAAAGCGTGGGACTGAAAATCCTAAAGCCCTAGCAGCGTGGATTGGTCGCAAGAAATATGGTAAAGCCAGGTTTAAAAAGTTGGCTGCTCGGGGTAAATAATTTATAATGATTAATTGTTATGATAAAGAAACGCAAACCATTAAAGCGGACAAAAACAATACCTAACCAAAAGCGTAATAAGGAGTTGAAACCTAATTATGCTGCATTATATTCAGGTGATTTTGACCACAATATATGACACAACTTTCATCTTTAAGAAGTAATGTAAGGCAAGAATTGAAAACTGATCCTAACGGTAGGGTGTGGTCAGATAATGTTATTGACCGCAATATTCGTGAGGCAGTACGCACTATACAACAAGATGGTTCGTTCGACTGGCCGTTCAACGATGGATTGTATACAGGATCAAGCGTAATCGGGCAGGGCGAGTATGATTTACCCGATGATTTTGTGCGTATGGAATTGAACGGTATTAAGTATGATAATATGATGTTAAGTGTGCGTGATTATAGAGTGGTATTTGATCAGTATGACTTAACACAATCAGGTAATCCTGGCATTTATTATTTGCGTGGCAATGAGTTTGGTATTCTTCCATTGCCTACTTCTATTAAAACAATGTCATTTTTATATAGGCAAGCACTTCCAGATATGACAAATGATTCTGATGATAGTGGTATGCCAACAGCGTTTGATGAGGCAATTCAAAGTTATACTGAATATTTATGCTGGAACGATTTAAGTCCAAACCCAAAAACAACACAAGCACTTGAGAAATATCGGCTAACTATGCAGGGATTGTATGCTCAATATTTAGGACGGCGAGACGAAGCTAATTTTGCATGGGGTATTGAGTCAATAATCCCTTCAGCATGGTAATAGTTAGAGCTAGAGATTTATCGGGTGGGCTAAGTAAACGAGAGAAGTCGATTATTAAAGATAATCAGTTGGCGATTGCAACCAATGTATTTTATGATCAAGATAAAAACTTAAGAACACGAGGCGGAACGAGAGCGGTTGGTGAACCTATACCAGATAATGCGTCTATTGTAGATGATTGTAATGATACTACTGGTTTTACAGTAGCAGATGATGCAATCAACTTAAGCACGGGTACGGCGAAACGTGGTACATTTTCTGTACAATTTGACATAGATGTATCTGCTAGCGCGAATGACACGGCAATATTAGAAGGGGCGATTGGTTCTTTGGATATTACAAATTTAAAAGGGTATCTCACCTTTTGGCTTTTTGTACCCACAGGATTTAACTCTAATTTAACCAATGTAGTTTTTAGGTATGGTTCTGATTCGACTAATTATTATGAATGGACATTGGCAAGTTTGACAGAGAATGATTGGAATTATATTAAACTGAATTATAGTGATGCAACAACAATCGGTACGCCAGTAGATACAGCAATGGATTATGTACGCCTACAAATTAATTATACAAGTGCATATTTAGATAAGACTGGTATTAGAATTGATGCAATAAATACATATAGTGCAACAAGTAATAAGCCGATGATGTCATTGAAATTTTTTAGGACGACTACTGTACCAGCTATTGACTATTTATTTTCTAATGTTGGTACTGGGTTTTATTTATATCATCCTACTGGATGGGAATTGTTAAAAAGTGGATTAACAGAGGGATTACGCTTTGGTTTTATGGCGTATAAGAATGTTATGTATTTTGGGAATGGTACAGATAATTACTTTTCATTTGATGGGACTGCGATCACAGAACACACAGGAGCAGATACTTACCGTGGGCCGTTTATGTTGTTGGCAAATGATATTGGGTATATCACAGACCCAAATGTACCTACCTCAGTTGCCTACACAAATGGTACACCAACTGATTTAAATACTTTCCCGAATGTAGTAGTAGCTGATCAAGATGATTCATCGGGTTCGATAACAGGTCTTATTAATTTAGGCCCACTAGTAATTGTGACAAAGGAGCGGAAGATATACCAGTTAAATATTACGGCTCCAAGTTTAGAACAATTAGATTATTCTGATGGTGCAGCGTCTCATCGTTCACTTGTTAGAGTGGAAAATTCGGTGTATTTCTTGAATGAGAAAGGTGTTTTTGATTTAGCACAACGGCAAGCTACCGTTGGTAGTTTACGAGCGGATGCAAAAACAAATGATATACAGCCCCTTATTAATGCAATATTAGACAAGTCGGTGACGGCTGGCATATATGTGAACAAGCTCAATAATTATTATTTATTTGTTGATACAAGTGGGGATGGTGTAAATGATACAGTGTTAGTATGGTCAGTACTAACACAAGCATGGACACAATATCAGGGAATATCTGCTAATGAGGCGGTAGTATATCCAGATTTTACTTATGATGATCTTGAGGAGTCAGACGCTTTATTAATTGCAAGTTCTTTGAATGGCCAAATGATTCAAATGGAATATGGTACAAATGATCAAGGAGCAGAGATTTTGTTTGAGATTGAAACTAAAACAGCAGACTTTGGAACACCAGAAGAATACAAAGTATTTCATAATTACGAGTTTTTTGGTTTTATTAATGAAGGAGGACAATTAACTTTCAGTTCAACACTTGGAGAGACAACGGTAACAGCTGATGCGGTCTTGCAAGGTTCAACATATTCTGCTAATATACTAACAACAAGTCAGGTGTTAGGTGGCTCATTGTTGGGCGGTTCACCACTTGGAGGCGGGGAAGCATCAATTACCCTGTTTCCTTTTGTAATCCGTGTTCCTGTAGAACAAACAGAAAATAATATTGCAATCAATGTTTTTACAGATTATCCCAATACAGTGGCAGTGTTTACAAAATGGAGTGTAGATATGGATGTATGGCCACGAGAATTATTCCCTAACGCATATATAGCATGAGTGAGTTTACTACAATTCCGTTAGAAGACTTATACGAGAGTACGCTACAAAGTGATTTAGGTGCTACAGATTTATCTGCTGTAGTGGTGAAGGCGATTACAGCTACATTGAGTGGTGGCAATACTGCTTATATGGGTATTGATTATGATAGACCAAGTAAATATGAATTGGTAGAAATTTCAGCGATTAGTGGTAATACGGTAACGATTGTAAATCGTGGTGTGCAAATAAAAGCAGGGGGTACAAGTGGGACTGGTATTACCCATACGGCAGGGGCGAAAGTTATTATTACACACAACTTTAAAGTATTTAGTGATATTGCCGATGCGATTAATAGTAAGGCATCAGGAACGCCAACGTTAGATGGTAGCGGTGCAGTATATGTTAACGCTGCTGCGCGAGATGCAGCTGTTACATCGCCACAAACAGGGCAGATTGTGACAACGGGTGGTGTATTGCAATATTATTCAGGTGGAATATGGAATGATTTAGGTGTAGGTACGTCAACGCCAAACGCTTCGCCAACAGTGGCAGGTAAAGTCGAAATTGCAACACAAGCGGAAGCAACCGCTGGAACTGATACAGGCGGAACAGGTGCGTTTTTATCTGTTGTGCCGTCTAATATAGCGGTGATTAATCAGAATAATCCACAAACATATGCAACAACAGGAGGCACATCAACTGAATATACTTTGACTTTAACACCAGCACCTACGGCTTATGTAGCAGGTCAAAGTTTTACAATGAAATTACACATAACAAGTGGTGCAAACCCAACTATAAATGTGAATGGACTTGGAGCGAAAAATATATTCGATGCACGCTCATTGTCAGCTATTGCAACAGGTTCATTGGTAGCGAATCAAATTGTCACAATGTGGTATGATGGTACACAATTCCAAGTGGTTACATTGCCTGGCAGTACTATACCAACCCGACAAATATTTGATACACCTGGTACAAGGTTTGGTGATACGACAACTCAATTTGATATAACTAATGTTGTTGGTTCAACTTATCGGTACACATGGGATGGCACAGGAACTGATCCGAATATTAATGGTGGTACAATTGCAGTGAATGATATTATGGATATACGATCTACAAGTTTTAATAGTAATAATAATGGTTTATTTGTTGTAACGGGGGTAGGTGCAAACTTTTTTGACGTTACAAATGCAAGTGGAGTAGCGGAATCCAATGTTACTATTGGGTTATTGGGATATATACAAAAAGGTACATTATACACAAAGCCAGCAGGCATAACATATATTGAGGTAGAAGTTGTTGGCGGTGGTGGTGCTAGTGACGAGTCGGGGACAGATAATTCTGGTTCAGGTGGTGGTGGAGGAGGCGGGTATTCTAAAAAATTAATTGGAGCAACTTCAGTTGGCACAACAGAAATGATTAATATAGGTGCAGGGGGTACTTATAATAGTATAAATATAGTACGGACTGGGGCGGGTACCTCATCTCGATTTGGTTCGCATTGTGTTGCAAATGGTGGTGTCCACAGTTCTACCGATGCTGGTGGTGCAGGAGGGACAGCGAGTGGTGGAGATATAAATGTACAAGGTGGCAATGGACATAATGCGGAGGAGAGTTATAGTGGTAGTGAGGGGATTACTAGAGGTGAAATGGGGGGGGCGTCGGTATTAGGTTTTGGTGGCAATACGGAAGGTAGTAGCCATGACGGATCACCAGGACAATTATATGGAGGTGGTGCAGGTGGGGCAAGCACTCCTAATGGTGGCTCATCAAATGACGGAGCTGATGGAGCTGATGGCGTGATAATAGTGACTGAATATTACAATTAACAATTTACCGTTATGGCAACAAACTCAACTGGTTCGGTTGTAAAGATAGGCACGCAATATTACACCAAGAGTCCTACATCGGGAAAGATGGTTGCAACTTCTGCACCGCAAGCTGGGCAATCAGTGACAAATGCAGCAGGCAGAACTTTATCACCAACAACAAGCAGGTATCAGGTTATGCCAACGAAACAGCCAGATACAACAATGAGGACAAAAACAATGTCATCTGGATTGCATGATTTTCCGATTACTACAACAAGTGAAGGAACTAATGTACCAGGGTTAGGATTTGTTAAATCAAAAAGTGCAATAACACAACCGCAAGCTTTAACACCAACAGCTTTTAGGAGTAAGCAGTTTGCAACAACACCAAAAGTACAGGAGTTGGGCGTGACTACATTTCAGGCTGATCCACTCAAAGAGAGATTAACTTTTCGGTTAGAAGTTGGTGATCCTTCTTTGACTAGCGATGAGTTGTCAACGGCTAGAGATTATTTAGCGGATAAGATGATGTATCAGCGTTCACAAGACCCAGCGGGTGGGTATCAGGGCGCGATAAATAAATTACAACAAGAGTATGATAGGCAAATTAAAGCTCAAGAACAGGAACGATTAAGAAGAGAAAAAGAATTAGCTGCAAGGGATGAGTCAGAGTTGGGGCGATTTGCAAAAAGTTTGGATGTTGCATATGAGCCAGAGGTGCAATCAGCTATTACAATGGGTGAGCAACAAAAGAAAGATGTTAGAAATGTTTTATCGTTTCAGGGTTTTGGTAGAAGTACTACTGCAATTCAAAAAGTAGATGATGTACAACGATCTATTGATGGACGGGTGAGAGCGATTGAAGCGGCAAAAGCAGCGGAGATTATGAGGTTTGAGGCTCAACAACGAGGAGCATCAGCTGAGGAGTTAATGGGTATGAGTAGACAAATTCAAGAATTGAAACAAAGAAAGAATGATCTTGCTTTAGAGGCAATACAGAAAACAGAAGAGTTAAGGATGGAGGCCATGGAAAAAGGTAATCAAATAGCAGTAGCACAATTAGATAGGCTACAACAATCAATGGTGGATGAAACGATAGATATGGCAGCGTCACAAGAACACGGGTTTTTAATTGATAGAGATGGTCAACCTATGTACAACGAGTCAGGGAATTTAATTGAATTGCCAGATAACGCATTGCAGATTAAACAAATAGGCAAAAATCAATACGCCAAGTTCAATCCTAGAACTGGTGAGCTTGAGCCAATAAGTGGATATGGCGGTGGTGGTGCGAGTGGTGGCGCAGGACGAGGTGGTTATGGTAGTCGAGAGATTGGGGATAGTGCTATTTACGAAGAAATAGACCGAATGGTTGCGAATAATCCAGGGATGACTCATTCAGAAGCAGCTTACAAATTAGGATATAAAAAGGGAGATGCGTTGAAGTTGGGGACTGAAACCCAACAGTATATGGCAAATTTAGGAAAGCAATTTGCAGCAGAACAAGAAGCTGCTGCTGCAAGAGAAAGAGCTGCTCGTGTGCAAAAAAGTAGTCGTTTGATGGAGAGGATACAGCCTTTTGGTTCCTCACCTTTAAGCAACTTAGGATTTGGGGCTACTAAAATTAAAATATAAATATGGCTATTAATGAGAAAAGACTAAAGGAATTGGCACAACAATACCAATATAGACCTAGTACTAGCGGTAGCGGTGTATCACAAGCTAGGTTACAAGAGTTGATTAATCAACGCATAGGTGTCCAACCTAAAAAGAAATTATTTGAGGGGGGTATTGTATCAGATGTATTAGATACGCTCGCGATCCCCGCATATGCAATTGGTGGTGTATTGTCTAAAAAACATACGGTCAAAGAAGCAGTGAAAGGCAAGATAACAGGGGGAGAGGCATTAGGCTTGAAAGGAATCCCACGGTTTTTAGCCGATGTAGCATTAGATCCTTTAACATATACTGGTATTGGAGCATTAACAAAAGCAGGGAAGGCTGCAACAAAGGCAGGCAAAGTAGCTGCAACGCTGGGACAGCGCAGTAAATTGGGAGAGTCGGCATTACTAACATTTGGAGGACGAACAGTAGTGAAAGGTACACCAGTTATGGAAGCAATTACCCGTGCAACAAACGCATTTAAATCCACTCCAGTTGGCGAAATGGCTACTAAAGCGTTGCGATTAGGTGCGCCATCTGCGGGCAAGGGCGCTACATTGCGTGAAATAGAAGATGTTGCTCAACAATATAGAACATTAAAAGGTATTGGTTCGCGAGTTAGAGCAACAGAAAATATTGGTGGTATGCAAGCTGAACAGGTAGGACGAGCTATTAATAAGCAATTTACTAAATTACAAAAACAGAAATTAATTACAAAAACGGATATTCCACAAATTACAAAGTATGTAGCTGAACTGGCAGGACATGGACGGAGTACTGTTAAATTGGCTCCACAAGTTAAAGCAATAGCAGATGATATTTTGCGTGTGGTTAAAAAAGAACATGAAACATATAGCTCATTATTAGATACACCTAAGTTAGCAGGTAAGGCGTTGCCACAAGTACCAGTGCGTGCAAGTCGAGAATTTTTACAACAACAACGTAAAGGGGTATCAGGTGGTAGTCGTGTGCTAGGCGGAGCTTCTCCATCAGAACAATTTGCTACATATTTTAAGTTGGGAGATCAGATTGTACACAGCCCTAAAGGTAGGATTGCGACAACAATTAATACGGAGGGGATGCCTCCACAGAAATTTATTGCGATAAGCGATAGGTGGTTTCCAGCAAATATAGTTAAGCAAAATACAAAACAGGCAATACAACGAATTAATAAAAGTAATAAATCAGTACGAACTGTCGAGGATGTTGTTGATTTATTTACTGAAAAAAATTTAGTGCTACCAAAGGATGCGATGGAAGAATTAACACAAATTATGAGTAGAGGTGGAGTAGAGCGAGTAGCAGCATTACCCGATGAATTAAATTTGGCATTGAAAAGTGCGGGTAAACAATTAGAGTTTAGCGAGGATACAGCTTTATTGGTAGCCGAATTAATCAAACGGACAGGAAAGTCAAAAGCAAAACGACAATTTATAACTGAAGTAATGCAAGTTGGCATACCCAAAACGGCTAAGATTCCGACAGGATTTAAAGGTAGCTCTTTACCTGAATTGAAAGGGTTGATATTTCCTGCATCCATCATTGAACATATTGATAAAACTTACAAAGCATTCAGTGATATTAAAGAGATTAATGCGTTTTGGAAATTATTCGACAATATACAAGGACATTGGAAAGGGCTAGCTACATTTGTTAATCCCGCATTTCATACAAGGAATGCTATATCTAATATATGGCAAGGGTATTTGGGAGGAGTGTATAACCCCGCATGGTATGGTAAAGCAGGTAAATTGACTGCTAAAGTTGCAAAAAATAAAGGTAAAGATTTACAGAAGATTTTAACTCCATCTGAATATAAGTTATGGAATGAGTATATTGAAAATGGTTTAGGCGGTGTAGGATGGGTTAATGCAGATGTAGATAAAACATTGAAAGGGTTTAAAAATCCAATTTATTCTGTCGCTGGAGCTGTTGGGTCTTTTGTGGAAGACACTGGTAAGTTGGCTATGTATTTGCAGCGTAGAGCGAAAGGGTTTACACCTGAAGCGGCTAGTTGGGATGTGCGTAAATACTTCTTTGATTATGCAGATTTATCTGATTTTGAAAGATATGTATTACGAAGAACTATACCATTTTATACATGGACACGCAATAATTTACCTCTACAAATAGCTATGTTGATTAAACAGCCTGG